ATGAGCCAGAGAAAAGAAAAGTACGCCCGGTCGATGGAGCGCCATATCAGCCATCTGGAAATCTGCGATGCCCGCCATGATTCCAGGGAAGCCTGCTTCGAGCACACTCTGAATACCATCCAGGCGCAGGACGCCGCCGATTATGCCGCCAAGATCCGAAAGTCACGGGAGAATGTGCGGCGGACCATAACTGAAACACGGAAATGGCGCCGCTGCACATGGCTGGCCGTCATTGCGCTGATGTTGTGCGCGGTGCTATGCCTGACGATCAAGGTCAAGGCGGACGCGGTGCAGCCTGATACGGGGATTCCCGTCATGCCGGTGGAGAACGCCCCGGTCCAGGAGGACTACGAAAACGCCCACATTGAAGCTGCACTGCTGGCCAAGGCCCACAAGATCGAAAACTGCACGGTCACGCATTATGCTGCCTGCGTAGAGTGCTGCGGAAAAGCTGACGGCATTACCAAGAGCGGCGTCAAGGCCACACCCTACGTCACCGTGGCAGTTGACCCCGAGATAATCCCACTGGGCAGTGACGTGTTGGTGGATTACGGAGATGGAGATATCCAGTATTACCGAGCAGACGATATCGGTGAAGCGGTAAAGGGTGCACACATCGATCTGTGCGTCCAGAGCTATGCCGAGGCGGTGCAGCTGGGCGTAACGACGGCCACGGTGTATTGGATGGCACCGGTGGAGGCGATCCTGTGAGCATGATTGATGGAGACCCCTTTGACAGCGGCACATCGAAATATCACTCGCCAACGGACATCTATGATGCGCTGCAAGAAATGGCATCAGGAGAGGAGATCGGGATTCTATCCGAAATGTTTGCGGATGTCAGCTGGGAGAATCAGGACTACTACTACACTGACAATGGCAATAAGCTCATTGAACGGTGGGAGAAAACGACCGATTACGGCGATAAGATGTGGCTCATGGACGTGGCTGCCTGGCAGCTTGACGACGAGGACGCCAACGATTGGATGTATCAAATCCTGTGCAACGACGAGCTCGCGAAGCGGATAGGATTCAAAAAGCTGTTTATTGATAACGTTCTGGGAGGTATGAGCAGCCAGTACAAGGACGCCGCCGAGGCGTTTGAGGACGAACTGGGGGATCTGGATCGAAATGATTTTTATGCAAACTCCAAGGCACTTGAGACTGCCCTGGCATCAATCGGCTGGCGTATTATGGTGAATCCCTACGGGAAACTCTGCTCAGCTGTATACGCAAAGCTTAAAGGCCTGCGGTTGGAAGAAGAACGACAGTTGGTATCTGATAGCCGAGCCATGCTTACTGCCTACGATGATTTTATGTTCGGGCTTAAATCCAACCAGTATCTATACAACCAGCAGGAGACCATGTATCAGCGCCGCGTTGCAGAGCTTCAAGCCAAGTATGAGACCGTCGTTAAGGCGCTGCTTGCGTCAGCACAAGCGCAGGGCATTGTACTTCGATTGCCGGATACGCCGTTACAACTTGATACTTTGGATGTAAGCAGGGCGGAGGTGGACAAGTCATGAAGCCCCGTTACCGTATCTGCGCCCGCTGCCGCCACCGCTGGAATGTGTCCAGAAAGGCACCGAGCCCGCACAAATACATCTGCCCCGTGTGCACACATAAAGAGAGCCGCCCCCGGTGTGCAAGACCGGAGGCGGCAAGAAAAAGAGAATAGAGGTATCACGGCCATTATCGGCCAGAAAGTGAGATTTGTCAATATGAAATCATGCGAAAAGTTCCGCCGCAAGAGATTGGCGGCTCACATTGAAATATGACCGTTATGTTGTTCAAAAAAACAGGAGGAATTTACATATGAGTATCACAAGGAAAATTGCCCGCCGGATGGCAAAAGCCCAGATGAAGAAAGACGGAATCCAGCATCCCTGCCGCCAGTACAACAAGCCCGGAACCATCGCTTTTGGCCATGCAGGCGCGGGCAAGACCAGCTATTTCGCCGCGCACTGGAGGGAGGCGACGGCAAGGCGTCAGGCGGAACTGCCACGCACTCGGAAAAGGAAGCCGCCGCATCGGGCAACATCTTGCTCCGGCATTATCCAGAGCGACTGTCAGCAAAAATGAAATTGACGGAGCGGGATCTGGAGGTTCAGGCGGCGATCCGGTATCAGGAAAATCTGAAACAATCTCAGGAGGGATACCGCAGGACACGCAAAGAGCGGTGGAGCTTTCCTATTGAGGTGCGCGTCCGGCACCCGCTGATCGGGGAAGTCATTGTGCCGGGAGCTTCCAGATACGCCGCGATTCTGTGCGCGTGCGAGCGGTGCCACCGGAAATATACGGAGCTTCACGGCGCGGAGGTGGAGGCACTGTAAAAGGAGAAAAGGAAAAGCGGATTTTTCATGGTGTCGTCAGAGAGATCTGCTTTTCTTGAACTAAATGGAGGTGTGAACGCAATGAAGGATTTAGCGGTCAAGAAACTGGAAACGGAGTTTTCCAAGGGGGCGTATGACAGATATGCCGCCATCATGAAGCAGGGGGTAAAAGACGCACTGATCGGCTTCTGCAAACAGGACGCGGAGTTCGCCCAGGCCATTTATCAGGGCGGCAGCTTTGAGGACTGCATGAAGACGGTGGCGAAGAACTGCGGGACAGGGATCTCTGATTTGGAGGCATACCGGCGGGCGGTGAGATTCTATTTTCCCGGTGCCGATATCAAGTTTCACATGACGGTCAACCTCTGCGCCAGCGTGGAAGAGCCGGAGGAAACGGCGGAGAAACCCGGTTCCATGCTGCTGGATCTGACGGAGTTTCTGTGAGGCGCGGAGATGGGATATGAGCACAAAGGAACGCAGCCGATGAAGATTGCTGTGCAAGAGGGCAAGGAAAAGGCCTTTGATGAATTCCCCGGACTGAAGCAGGAAGAGCTGGACACCGTGAATGATTACTACGACCACTACCTTTTCTATGAGAAATCCGGGAATGGTCGGAAGTTCTGGAGCAGCTGCTGCCACCAGAAGGAACGATTTTTGAGCATGACCACCGAGCAGGAAATTACACCCGCTGTCCGGGACGCACTTTGGGGCCGTCACGGACTTGTGACCTCATGCCCATTCTGCGGGAAGACCGTGGAACTGAAGGCAAAGGGCACCGCAAAAAATTGTAAAGGTCTGGAGACCTACATACCGGTGATTTTTCTCAGCACGGCGGACAATGGAGAGACGATCTATGCACAGGCCTATTGGACCAACAAGGACTATGACCATAACTGGGCAACGGAGCCGCTGTATATGGCAACTTACGTCTACCGCTTCCGGCGGGGAGAGGCGGTGCAATGGGAACACGGCTCTTACGGAGGTGCCTGGTACAAGCAGGTAAATGGATTTTTCAAGGAACCCTTCCGAAGCGGCAGCTATCTCTTTATACACTACGACGATTATCAGGTGATCGGGCTGGAGAGCTTGAAAAAAAGTTTTTTAAAGTACATTAACTTTACAGTGTGCAGAAACAGACGAGAGTCTGGATGGTGGAACCTGATGCGCTTTCTGTCCATGGCGGCGCAGTATCCGGAGAATGTGGAGATGCTGCAAAAAGCCGGAATGACGGACGTACTGGACGACTGGACCCGGAGACAGAAGAAAAACGCCGCCAATATTGTGTGGGGCGAAAAGGACCCGCGAAAGGCGTTCCGGCTGGACGGCGGGGAACTGAAAGCGTTTATGGCCACCCGGAAACGGAGCATGTCTGTCCTGACGCTCTATAAACGGGCAAAGAAGCAGAAGGCGGGACTAACCATGGAGGAGTGTCAGGGAATTATAGACGCTCTGGGCTGGTCCGCGGACAAGGAGCTTCCCAAGCTGGCTAAGGAATACGGCACAACGATCAAGGATCTGATCCGCTACCTCAGACGGCAGGCGGACGGAGAGCGCACGTTCGGCATGGCGTTCCGGACATGGAAAGACTACATGACCGCGGCGGAAGCTATGGAAATGCGGATTTATCGGGAAGATGTGAAATTTCCAAAGGATCTGTGGACGGCTCATGAGGAGACGACGGAGCAGAACCGGAAGCGGATGGAGAAGGAGCACCGGAAGCAGATGCGCCAGCAGCGGGCGGCAGAGAAAAAGTGGCAGGAGGAGCAGGCGGAGAAAGAGCGCCTTGCCCTGCTGGCCTACGCCGACCGAAAAAAAGGACTGGAAAAGCGTTACGGATACGCGGCGGAAGGCCTTGTGATCCGGATACCGGAGAACCGGGAGGAGATCGTGGCCGAGGGAAAGGTCTTGCAGCATTGTGTAGGCGGCTACGCGGATCGACATATCGACGGCGCGGTTACCATCTTGTTTCTTCGAAAAGAATCCGCGCCGGATAAACCGTTCCTGACCGTTGAAATGAACGGGGACAAGCTGGTGCAAATACACGGATACAAAAACGAGGGCCTGTATACGACGAAAGGCCGGTTTGCACCGGACCCACGGGAGGTCTACAAGGGCTTTCTTGACCCGTGGCTGGAATGGGTGGCCAAGGGCAGCAGGCGAAACACAAAAGGGGAGCCGGTGCGCTCCAGACAGAAAGTTGAGGTACAGATCGCATGAATGATCTATCGCAGGCAAAGAAGATCGCGGCGGAGCTGGGGCTGGACGAGGCTCCGGAACAGGGGAAGAAACTGAGCCCCATGGAATCGGCGCACCGCATGACACCAAACTACTATGTGGAGCAAATGGAAAAACGTAAACGCGAGGCGGCGGAGCCCGACGACGGAGAGGGCGCGCAGCTGGCGGAGGATTACGGCATGACTGGACAGCCGCCCAGACCGGAGCCGAGGGATCTGGACGTGATTACGCAGGAGATTGTCTTCTACAAACGGCAGGCGGGCGCGGCGATTATGGAGATTGGAAGTCGGCTGAATGAAGCAAAATCACAGATGGAACATGGGCAATGGCTGGACTGGCTGCGGGAAAAAGTGGACATTTCCGAGCGCAATGCCCAGAACTTCATGCGCATTGCGCGGGAGTATTCCAAATCCGCAGAAATTGCGGATTTGGGAGCAACCAAAGCATTGGCGCTATTGGCTTTGCCGGATTCTGAACGAGAGCAGTTCGCGGCGGAAAAACACGTCGTAAACGGCGTTGAAAAGTCCGTGGCAGACATGACGGGCGAGGAGTTGAAAAAGGCCATCCGGGAGCGGGACGAGGCATTGAAGAGGGTGCAGGAGGCGCAGGACGGCTTATCCGACGCGCAGCGGGAGCGGGACGAGGCGGTGAGCCAACTTGAAATAGCGCAGAAGAATTCCCAGAAGGTTTTGAGTGAGGAAACCGCTAAGCTGGACGCCCTGAAGGTGAAATCGGATGGGCTGGAGGAAAAGCTGAAGGCAGCCCGGGCAAAGGAGAAAGAGACAAAGGCGGGGCTGGAAAACGCCAAAACCGAAAAGGCTGAGCTTGAAAAGAAGCTGGAGGAACTGCGGAAAAAGCCGGTGGACGTGGCGGTACAACAGCCCGGCGAGGAAGAGTTGAAAAAGCTCCGGGAGGAAGCGGAGGCCAAAGCGGAAGAAAAGGTCAAGGAGGCCAATGCCCGCGTGACGGAGGCGCAGGCCCGGGCGGACGCTGCGGACCGGGCCGCGGAGGAACTGCGCCGGCAGCTGGCGGCGGCGGACAAGGACACGCAGGCGTTCAAATTCCTCTTTGACGAGTGGCAGCGCAAATACAACGCCATGACGGAAGCCTTGCAGGCCGTGGTCGACACGGACCCGGAAAAGGCAGAGAAGCTGAAAACAGCCATTCGGGCAGCGGCGGAACGGATGGAGGCGGCGGAATGAGCTTTTGGCTGGAAAGGAGGGGAACGACGTTGGAGCCTAACATCATTTTAAGCCTGCATCCGGAATGGTGGCCGAAGATGCTGTCCGGAGAGAAGTTGCTGGAGATCCGCAAGACCGCGCCACACCCGGTATATTTTCCGCTGGGGGTGCTTGTATATCTGACGGCGCCGGTGTGCAAGGTTGTGGGAGAATTCACCTGCATTACCGCCAGGCCAATCAAGGGTAATTATGACGAGATCGCGGCGGAGAGTTGCCTGCGGCCATGTCAAATCGAGAACTACGCCGAGGGAAAGCTCATAAGGGCATGGGAGATATCCAATCCTATCCAATATGAAAAGCCGCGGAAGGTTGAAGATTACGGCATGAAACGGCCGCCGCAGAGCTGGTGTTATCTGGAGCGCGGGAAAGTGCCTGTGGACGATACGATGGCGGTTGAACTGTTAAGGAATGCGGATACAGACCTCAGATATATGGACCGGAGAAATATTGCAAATATCATTGAAAATTTGCGGTCGGCTGCCAATCAGTCAAATGTGAAAACCGAACAGTTTAAACAGATTAATGCAGGCCTTGCCAAAGAAGCACAGGAAGAAAAAAGCCATTGTGCCGCGCTGGAGAGCTGTCTGTACGGGATGTGCCGGTGCTGTGAAAATCGCAAGCACAGCTACGCAAAATTGCGCCAGCCGACCATCCAATGCACCAGGCGAAAGAAAGAAATGCCGGCGGATACCCGCATTTCAAATTGCCCGTTCTGGAAATTTAAAGTGCCGGAGGTGCCGAAATGAAACTGAAACAGATTGCTTCCCTTTGCAAGGACAGCGGCCGGATTATCCTCTATGACCGCACGGATTCCGACGGCGTTGTCAGTCAGTGGATCGGAGACGGATGCAGCTGCTATCCGCTGGAAGGCCTGCCCTATATGGAGATGGATCATATCGTCAACGTCTTCGAGCTGACGGAAAAGCAGCAGGAAAAGATGCTGCTCCGACATGAGAAGACCCCGCCAAATTTGAACCTCAGCGATACGGACAAGAGCGAGATCCACGTAGAGCAGGGGATTTTCACGGTAAACTATGGCGGATACACCATCGCGGTCCTGCGGACAAGCTCCGGCATGTACTACGTCCAGCAGAAATACATCCTGCCGCTGATTCTGGATTTACAGGGCGTGGAGATTTACAAGCGAACGGATGGGCATATGGACTACTTCGCCGTCAAATTCGGACTGATGCTCGTAGGGATTGTGCTTCCATACGTCGGGTTTCTGGACGAACGCTTCGCGGAGTCCATGGAGTCCATCGCCCACGATATCCGCGCAAAGGTAGACCGGAGGAAAAACATGGGCGTGATTCAGGGAGGTGCAGAGCATGAAGCCGATCTATGAGCCGAAGGGCAAAGCAAAGGAATACGGAGATCTTGCAATCAACCTTTACACAGGCTGCCCCCACCGCTGCTTTTATTGCTTCGGGCCGGCCGTGCTGCACCGTGACAAAGAAGAATTTCATAGCCACGTCGAGTCGCGCATGGGCATTGTCGAGGCGGTAAAGATGCAGCTGCACAGTGAGCAGATCACCGGGAAGTTGATTCACCTGTGCTTTACCTGCGATCCATACCCGAAAGGCTATGATACCTTTGCTACACGGGAAATCATCGAAGCCCTGAAAAACAGCGGGAACCATGTCCAGATCCTCACCAAGAACGACGGAAGCCGGGACTTTGACCTTCTGGACAAAGACGACTGGTACGGCGTGACCTTCACCGGTGCAGATCACAGGCAGGAGCCGGGGGCGATTATCGGATGGAGCCGGGGGCGATTATCGGATGGAGCCGCATCCGGATTTTGGTTGCGGCAAAGAAACTGGGGATCAGTACCTGGGTATCCTGCGAGCCGGTGATTGACGATGCCGAGGTTTTGAAGTTTTTGCAGTTCGCGGAATACGTGGACAAGATTAAGATCGGGAAGCTGAACTACCACCCGTCAGATATCGACTGGGCGGAATTCGGATACGCGGCGGAGAACATCTGCAAGGCCCGCGGTCTGAATTACTACATCAAGGAGAGCCTCCGGGCGGAAATGGAGCGCACGAAATGAAATTCTCCTGTAAAAAGGCGCTGCTGCAAAGCGCTGTGAACATCGCGTCACGGGCCGTGGCGCAGAAAAGCTCCATCCCCGGTCTGGATGGATTACTTCTCCAGACTGGGGACGGGCTGACCGTCTCCGGCTATAATCTGCAAACCGGAATCCGCACGAACGTTTCCGCAGACGTGGCGGAGTCCGGAAAGCTGGTACTGAATGCCAAATTATTCGGGGACATCATCCACCGGATGTCTGACGATCTGGTGACCTTATCTGCAAGCAAAGAGCGGCCTGTACATCTATCCTGCGGAGACGCCAACTTTGAGATCCCCGGCATTCCGGCAGACGATTACCCGCAGCTGCCGGAGGCGGAAGATAGCTTCCGCGTGTCCATCCGACAGAGGGCCCTGCGCAGCATGATCGACCAGACGGCGTTTGCCATATCCACCAATGAGAGCCGCCCCGTTCATACCGGTGCAATGTTCGAGGTTTCAGAAAAGGGCCTGACCATGGTGGCCGTGGACGGGTTCCGAATGGCCATTCGGAAGGAGGCCTTGGAGAAGAACGAAGGCGGTGAGGTGTCGTTTGTAACCCCGGGCGCCGCGCTCAATGAGGTGGAGAAGATTTGCAAGGAGACGGATGACCTCGCGGAGATCACGCTTGGGAAACGCCATATTTTATTTGAGGCTGGAGATACGCAGCTGATCTGCCGTCGTCTGGAGGGGGAATTTCTGGACTATAAGAGAGCGATTCCATGGAAGAATTCAATAGCGGTCACGGTTGAAAGGAAAAGCCTGATTGAGAGCATCGACCGCGTTTCCGTGGTGATCTCCGAAAAATTGAAAAGTCCCGTGCGCTGTCTGTTTGATCATGACAGGGTAACACTCTCCGCAAAGACTGGAAACGGAGAGGCAAAGGATGTGTGTAGGGTGTCCGGAGACGGCGGAGGACTGGAGATCGGATTCAACAACCGTTATCTGATGGAAGCGCTGCGCTACGCGCCGGCGGATACCGTGCGAATTGAACTGAATACCGCCATTTCCCCGGCTATCATCACCCCGGTAGAGGGTGAAGAGAAGTTCCTTTACATGGTCTTGCCGGTAAGGCTGAAAGCGCAGGGGTAAGCCATGAAAGATAAAATCCACGAAAATCGCACTCTGATGAACTGGTCAAAGAAAGATCTTGTAGACCGTGTGATGTGCCTCGAACATAACAACGCTGCACAAGCAGAGTCGTTTGAAATCCAGTATCGGAACTGCATGAAAATGGTCGAGGACATGAATTTGCTCAATGACAGGCTGAAAGAGGCGCGAATGTTGCGGTCAACGCAGACCGGGGAGGGAAAGGCACAATGAAAGCTATTACGATCTGGCAGCCGTGGGCGTCCCTTTGGGTCTGCGGAGCGAAGCAGTTTGAAACTCGAAGTTGGGCCACGTCATACCGAGGGCCGATAGCAATTCACGCGAGCCAAAGACAAACGTGTGCCGTCATGCGGGAACTTCCCCCAAAAACACAGCAGGAGATATTTGATGCTCTCTACATGTATTGGGACATCCAGAGTGGCGCTCTGGCTAGATTGAAAACTGGGGCAATCATAGCCACGGCAGAGTTGGTCGGCTGCCACAAGATTGCACTGCATGGCGGACGGGGGATGCCTTCGGATGCTCCTGGTTGGCTTGAAACAGATCACGGCATCTATGAGCCGGACGATCAGGAGCTGCTTTTCGGTGACTGGACACCGGGGCGCTACGCCTTGGAGATTGCCAACGTTAAGATGCTGGAGACGCCCATTCCCACCAAGGGGAAGCAGAGACTATGGGAGTGGGAAGCCACGCAGACCGGGGAAGGCAGATGGAATGGCTGACCGTCGGAGGCTAACCCGCGCAGAACGCGAAAGCATCCTTGATAAGACACATGGACATTGTGCTTACTGCGGCCGCATTCTCGCTTATAAGGATATGCAGGTGGATCATGTTATACCCATCAATGGATGGAGTGAGCAGGGGCCTGATACGCTGGACAATATGCTTCCCGCCTGCCGGAGCTGCAACCACTACAAGAGCCGGAGTACGTTAGAGGGATTTAGGAAGATGCTAGAGGACCAGCCTGCGGTGCTTGCGCGGGATAACGTTACATACCAAATCGCAGTACGATATGGCTTGGTTATTCCTGCGCCGCATCAGGTAGTATTTTACTTTGAAAAGGAGACCCTCAATGAGTGAATTAAATCCACGCCCGCAGGAAGCGGAAGCGTTGGATATCATCGAATCTATGCTTGATGTGGCCGACATGAAATGCACAGGCCCTCTGTATGCTGATGATCCGCCAAGAAACGGGTTATGCAGAATACCGGAAGAAGATGCCGCAATACTCCGCCAGTACATAGCCGACCGCCGCACCCATCCTGCCAACGACCGTTTTGCTGACTGCCACATCTGGGAGCCTGGGGACAAGCTGGACTCTATCTCCGATAAATGCGATGTGCTGATAAAGGCGGCAGATATTAAGGCGCTTATAGCCCAGCCCTCCTACGATCCGCTATGCGCAGAAAACGAAAATTTCATTCAAAACAAGTTTGGCTATTGTTTTTATTCTTTAGGCGATCAGCCTTTCATCTATAACCTTTACGTACATCCTCAATACCGGAGGAATGGACATTCAAAAATTCTGCTGGGACTCGTTATACGCGAAATCCGAAAAAGCGGATACAGGGGATGGGTAGGCATACAGGCCGAGCCAAGGGAAAATAGCATCGGATTAGAGGACTTAACGAGATACTACAAGAGCTTCGGCCTTACCGTATGCCCGCCAGAAAGGAGCGAGAACGATGCCTGAAACATTGCAAGGTAGAGGGTATAGGAAATTCATTGTTTTTAAGATTGCGGATTACGTGAAATATGTAAATTCCGGCATAAAAGCTGCCCTTCTGCAAAACGACCTTGAAGATATCGCGGCTGGCCGAAAAGCTGATGGGAAAACTCCGTACCCTGAATACATCGTTATCAACACAGACGAGCCCTATGCACCGAAAGTTATTGAGATCATGAAGCGGTATGGCCACTGGGGCCCGGAGGACGCGCAGGCCGGGGAGAGAAAAGGATGAAGGACACAATTGCAAAGGCAATAGTTTCAACGGCCATATGCGCAGCGGTAGCGGCGGCGTGCTGGATAACAAGATCTGCATGGTGCTTATGGGCGTTATTCTTTATAGCTTTTTTATGGTGAAAGGAGACCGCGAATGGAGAGCAATGCACAAAGCGCCGGCCTGACGGATTTCCTCACCTATTTGAGGGAATCGGATGAACGGTACCGCATGGCCCAGGAGGATGAGCAGCAGGCCAACGACGAGACGCAGGACATTCTACATAGCCTTGAATTGGACAAGCACACCTACAACGAGCAGGCCAAGCTGGCCCGGAAACTTGTGGACGTAAGGCAGCGGCGCAGGGTGGCAAAAGAGACGCAGGAAGCGACCGTTCCAATTGTCGCATGGTCCGAGGCAAACAAGCCGGTTATAAAGACTTTGGAACGAGTCCTGGGCGAAGTGCGGAAGGCTGAAAAGCGTCAGGAACACCGAATGTATGCCCCGCTTTGTCATATAGGCGAGGGGGACAGACAATGCCAAATAAGCCGCTTACTCCGGTAATCGCAACAGATGCCATCACCGGAACCGAGACCAGATACCCGCCCGTTAAGGCGGCAGCCGCAGCCATTGGCATCAAGCCAGCACAGATATCCACAGCCTGTATGCTTGGCGGAAATCGTCATGGGCATTATTGGAGGAAGGAGGAACACGATGCGGACAAGCACAATAAATGAAGATGTGGCAATGGAGCTCTTCAGGGACGGAAAACGCGATTTTGAAATTGCGGAGGAATGCAACGTATCCAAGTACGCCGTCCAGCGGTGGCGAGCCAGAAACGGCTTTTTGTCGAATAAGAGGAAACCACACGATGAAATGTCCGGTCTTGCACTGACTGCGCTGGCCGCGAGGAAGCACGGCATGACATACGGTCAGTGGATGGCCATGCGCCGGGACAGAAGAGAATCGTATGAAAGCGAAGAACTGGAAAACAAGCTATTGCGGTGAACAGTATGAGAATAGATAGTCTATCGGACCTGCCGCAGAAATACCAGGAACAGGCGCTGATCCAGTGCGCCGCTCAGGAGGGCAAGCGGCTGGTGAAACCACAGGATACGCGGCGGAGTAAATACGGAAATGAGAAAACACAGCTTGCCCGCCTTCATTTTGACAGCAAAAAGGAAGCACGGCGTTTTCAGGAGTTGTACGCCATGCTTCAGGCTGGAGAAATCGTAGATTTAAGACTTCAACAGGATTTCACATTGCAAGAGGCGTTCACGGACCCGGATGGCCGACGTATCTATGCCATCCGGTACCGCGCAGATTTTACCTATATGGAGCGACATCATCATGACCAGCGCACAGGCGGCAGCTATGACGAATGGGAGCCGGTGGTTGAGGATGTAAAAACCCGGCCGACACGCACGAAAGAATACATATTAAAAAAGAAGCTGATGAAGGACAAGCTGGGAATCGACATCCGTGAGGTTTGACTTTTGAAACGTCCGCTTCAATCGAACGGACGTTTGAGCAGCCAAACAAACCCTATACATTATATATAATACGCGCGCGCGTATTTAGCGGGCTTGGTAAGAGCCTAAGTTTAGAACCATCTTGCAGGAGGAGCAGATATGAAGGACGGATATTGGGCATTGCGCAAATATACGGCCGGTCCGGTGGGAGAGTCAATCAAGTATTGGATTCCGGGAGAAAAGCCGAGCCGGTCGGAGCGGAGAATCAAATCTGATATTCGGAAGCAGAAAGCAAATGAAGCAAACTGTGAGAGAACATTTGCAAGATTAACTCATGAGAATTTTAGAAACGGGATTGATCAGCTGGTTGGATTAGATTATTCACAAGAAGGATATGAGAAGATGCTGGCCAGTCGAGTAAAGAATCTGGACGGTCTTTCCGAAATAGATCGGATCATGGCCCTGGCTCAACATCAGGCAGAGTTGTTTCTTCGGAGGGTCGGGAGAGAATGTAAGAAGCGGGGAATCCCCTTCCGGTACCTGATGGTCACCTCCGATATGGACGGAAAGACCGGCGAGGCCGTGCGCGTCCACCATCACATGATCGTGAACGCTGAAGCTCTGGATATCTGCAAGGAAAAATGGACAATGGGCGGTGTGGACTATGAAGCGCTTTGGAAGCGGGACGATCAGACAGATCTGGCCGAATACCTGATGAAGCAGGTGCGCAGGCTGCCCGATGCAAAGAAGTACACGCCGAGCCGCAATCTTATTCGGCCACGGCCCAAAGATCGTATTGCAATCAACGGATCAGAGTTGCGCCTACCGAAAGGGGCGGCGCTGCTATACCGCAGTCCGTATAAACCGGGCATGGCCCAATATATCCGGTATGTATTGCCGGGAGTAAAACTGGGAGGTAGAGAAAATGAGTAAACCAAGATATGACTGGTGGCCCTATGTGAAAGGCATGATCCGTAGGTACCCAGAGTTGCGAGAGGAATACGCCGCGTTACATAGCCAGTCCGTCACAGCAAATTACAGCGGAATGCCTCGTGGCGGTGGAGCGGGCCGCTTCATTGAAAGCCTGGCCATCCGTGAACTGCCGTCAACGAAACAGAGGGAATATGAAGCTGTTCACCGGGCCATTGAGATGACCGAGCGTTACAGCAACGGGAGACAGAGGCTGGCGATTATCAAAATGGTTTTATGGGACAGACAGTACACAATGGAGGGGGCGGCTTTGCAGATACCGTGCCATTATAAGACGGCGGCGCAGTGGCATAGCGAGTTTATACGTCTGGTTGCAAGCTACTATGGCCTGATGGACTAAAGAGACTGCCCAAGAGCCAAACAGCTGTGTTATTTTGGTATCGTGGACGAGCGTAGGGGATGCAAAGTGTCCGCGGCGTTAATATCGGGGAGCATCTACGGGGCGGACTCCTACGTCCCGCTCCCTGAGCGCAAAAAGGTACTGTCAGAAAGAAAAAATGCGAGTGGTACTGGCGAAGCGCGGGAATTGCCTAGATTTTGAGTAATTTTTAGAGCGTTTCGCTTTCGCTTTCAGGGAATCCGTCAGCAGGAGAAAACAGCACGGAAAAAATCTTCTTATCCGCGCGCGTTATGCGCGTACGCGAGAACAGCGCCCAAAAAGCGAAATTTAGCGAAGTGAACCCAAGAAAACGAGTTCGCTTTGCAAAATGCTGCAAAGCTACATGCTCACACGGAAAAACCAGATTACGGTCCATTCTAAAAAGCCAATTCGGAATAGCACCCGGCCTTTGAAGGGCCGGCTTTCATGAACCCCTCCGGCCCGACCTGAGCGGGAGACTGCGAGGGCCGGGTGGTGTGCCGAATGGAGATGATGGACATGGAAGTAAACGCGGCGGTACTGGCGGAATGCTTCGGCGTGACAAAGCGCCGAATCGAGATGATGGCGAACGAGGGGACCGTCGTACGGATTCGGCGGGGCAAGTACGATCTGGGCCAGTCCGTCAAGAATTACATCAACTACATGACCCACGCAGAGAAATCCACGGAAGAAAAGACCCTGGATGGAGTTCGGGCCGCCCATGAGCGGATCAAGATGCGCAAGACGGAGTTGACCGTGATGCGTATGGAAGGGCAGCTGCATCTTGCCTCGGACGTGGAACGGCTCTGGGGGAACATGGCCGCCACGGTGAAAAGCCGGATGCTGGGTATTCCGGTGAAGCTGGCCCCGCAGGTTACCGGATTGACGGACGCAACAGAGGTCCAGAGCCTGCTGACACGGGAGATCACGGATGCGCTGAATGAGGTGTCGGGTTATGACCCGGCGGATTATGACGATTATGAGCCAGAAGAAGACGAAGAAGCAGAAGAAACCGAATAAGCGGGAAATCCAATACCGGCGCACCCTAAAGCTGTTCAAGCGGCTGATGGGTGCGTTTTTGGTGCCGGCATACATGACGGTAAGCCAGTGGGCGGATAAGTTCCGGATACTTTCACCGGAAGCATCGGCAGAAAGAGGCCGGTGGTACACGGACCGGGCGCCGTATCAGCGGGAGATTATGGACGCGGTATCCGACCCGCATGTGGAAATCGTGGTGATCATGTCCTCCGCGCAGGTCGGCAAAACGGAGATCATCCTGAACACCATCGGATGGCTGATCGACCGGGAGCCGTGCCCAATCCTGTACGTCCTGCCAAGCAAAGAAATGGCGGAGAACTACTCCAAGGAACGACTGACGCCGATGATTCGGGATTGCCCGACGCTGCGGGAGAAAGTATCGGACCTGAAAGCACGGGACGGCGGGAACACGATCTATCAGAAGCGGTTCCCCGGCGGATACGTGTCGCTGGTGGGCGCCAATTCCCCGGCACAGCTCCGCGGCCGCCCGGTGCGGGCCCTTTTCCTGGACGAGGTGGACGGATATCCACAGTCCTCCGGTAAAGAAGGAGACCCAGTGGAGCTGGCCAGAAAGAGAACGAAAAACTTCTGGAACCGGAAGATCATCCTGGTATCGACGCCCACCAACGAAGACGAGAGCAAAATCGAAAAAGAATACCGTGCCTCTTCCATGGAGGAATTGGAGGTCCAGTGCCCGAACTGCGGAGAGTGGCAGCCCTATGTATGGGCGAACCTGAAGTTCAGCCATGTATCCGGAACAAATACCGCTGAAATTCTGGGGTATGAATGCCGGAAATGCGCGTGCCTGGACAGCGAGGTGAGATGGAAGCATCAGCCGATCCGCTGGAAGGCGCTGCACCCGGAGATCACGAAGGTGCGGGGGTTTCATCTCAACGAATTCTGCTCTCCATGGGGGAGCTGGAAGGAGATCGCGGAGAGCTTTTTAGAGGCAAAGCACAAGGGCCCGGACAGCCTGAAGGCGTGGACAAACACCACGCTGGGAGAGACGTTCAAGCAAAAGCGGGAGTTGAGCGCGGATGAGATTATCAAAAACAGGCGGATCGCCTATAACTGCCAGGTGCCGGAAGAGGTGCTGGTGCTGACCGCGGCGGTGGATGTTCAGGACAACCGCCTGGAATATGAGATTGATGGATGGGGGTTGGATTTTCGGTCGTGGGGCATCAAGTATGGCATTATCCTGTCAGACCCCGGCCTTCCGAAAACGTGGAAGGAGCTGGATGACATCCTTATTGCCGCTTACAAAAGAGCGGACGGACAACAGATGCGGATCATGACAACCTGCATTGACTCCGGTGGCCATTTTACGCAGCAGGTTTACGCCTATTGCAAAGACCCACGGAGGGAGGCGCGTCGCATCTGGGCAATCAAGGGATTTGGCGGAGAGGGCGTGCCGTTTGTCCGGAGACCAAAGACCCGCAATAAAGCAGGCATCTATCTTTTTGATATTGGCGTAGACACTGGAAAGGATACCCTGCTTTCCCGTCTTTCGGTCAATTTTGAGAAAAATCCGGGATATTGTTTTTTCCCGATTGAAGCGGATCGGGGGTTCGACGACGACTATTTTCGGGGCCTGTGCTCCGAGCATCGGGTTCCCTATACGGAGCGTGGGCAGACCCGGACGCGGTGGGAAAAGATCACGTCCGGAGCGCGGAACGAGCCATGGGACCTGCGGAACTACAACAGCGCGGCGATTGAGATTTTGAACCCGAAGTTGGACGTGCTGGAGCAGCACCGCCTGAATCAGAATAAGAAGCAGGCCACCGCACCGAAGCCACGAAAGCGAAAAGGGTCGGCGGGGATTGAATTGTAGGGAGGAAAAAAGATGGCGGAGGAAACAAGGTTGCAGCGTTTGCAGACACGCCTGACGGAATACCAGACGGCGGAAGATAAAATTTTATGTGGCGCGCAGGAGTATTCTACAGGCTCCCTGCGACTCAGGAGAGCGGACTTGCCGAAGGTCGCGGAGATGATCGTCTATCTGGAAAAAGAAATCGCGGCGGAGGAGGCAAAAGCGTCCGGCCGTGCGCGGAACTGCGTGAAGCGCGTGGTTCCGCTGGACTATTGAGGGGGGATGCAGCTTGAATGCGCTGGACAAGGCGATCGCGGCGGTATCGCCCGCGTGGGGAAAAAGCAGGTCGGCGGCGCGGGCCGCCATTGCGCGCACGGAATTGGCGGAGACGCTGGCCGATACGGGCAGGGCCGTGATGTCCGGATACTCGGAGGGCGGAGCGTCCAGAAGGAGCAAAGCCTTTCGGGGGTCAAAAGGAATCTCCGCAGATCCCCAGAGCGACATAGACGCCAACCACCAGACGCTGATCTCCCGGTCGCGTCTGGCTTATATGACGGCGCCCATCGCAACTTCGGCAATCAACACGACCCGTACCAATGTGATCGGCGGCGGCCTGCACCTGAAAAGCCGGCTGGACTGGGAGTTTTTGAACACCGTCACGCCATTCGATCAGAGCCACGCGGAAAACTGGGAAAACAAGATCGAGCGGGAGTTTGCACTGTGGGCGGAAAGTAAATTCTGCGATGCCTTCCGCCTGAACAATTTCTATGAAATGCAGAGCCTGTTCTTTCTGGGCGAGCTGATGAACGGAGACGGGCTTTGCCTGCTGCCGATGGAAGAGCCGACGGCATTTATGCCGTACGGCCTGCGTCTGAAGCTAATCGAGGGGGATCGCCTGAGTACGCCCGGTACAATTATGTCCGCCGGAAGGATTGCCACAACATACTGGGGAACGGATAAAATGACAGGTAACAGGATCTATTCCGGAGTGGAGTTTAACAGGAGCGGCGCTACCGTCGCCTATCATTTCTGCAACCGATACCCATACGCTCCCATGCAGCCGGATTCTTTGGAGCCGATGAAATGGGAGCGCGTAGAGGCGTTCGGCACGCAGACCGGACGGCCCAACGTGCTGCACATGTTTGAGCCGGAGCGGGCGGAGCAGCGCCGGGGCGTCCCGTTCCTTTCCCCGATTCTGGAAGAGCTCCAGCAGCTGAAACAATATGAAAAGGCGGAGTTGACGGCGGCAATCATCGGTGCAATGTTTACGGCGTTTGTAGTAACAGACGGACCAACGACAGGTATGCCGATTGGTGAAGCAATAGACGATGAAGACGCTCAGCAAACAGCACCACCAAAAGGAGACGACGAATACAGGCTCGGCAGTGGTGCGATCGTGACCCTCGCACCGGGGGAGGACGTAAAATTTGCGGAGCCGAAACACCCGGTCACCGCTTTTGGGGAGTTTGTGTCATCGGTATCCCAGAGCATCGGTGCGGCATTGGAAATTCCAAACGAACTGCTGCTCAAAAAATTCTCTACTTCCTATTCGGCTTCCCGCGGGGCTTTGCTGGAAGCGTGGAAGATGTTCCGATTTCGACGGGAGCGTGTCACAACCCAGTTTTGCCAGCCGGTATACGAGCTGTTTTTGACGGAAGCGGTTGCGCGGGGACGGATTCACGCGCCCCGGTTCTTCGACGATCCCATTATCCGAAAGGCGTGGTGCTCGGCGGACTGGAACGGACCGGCGGCGGGGATGCTGGACCCGACAAAAGAGGTGAAGGCGGCAACCCAGCGCGTGGCACAGGGCTTTTCCACGCGGGAAGAGGAGACGCGCGGCCTGACCGGCGGAGACTACAAGCGGAATGTCAATCAGCTCACCAACGAAAATCAACTGCTGGCGGCGGCGCAGAAGAGCCTGGCGCCGGATACAGTGAAAGGAGGAGACGGCAATGCCCAATAGGGGAACAGACCCCGTAAAATTGCGAACGCTGGCCTTTGCGTTCCAGAAAGTCAGCAATACCGTCACGGAGCTTTACATTGACGATTATATCGTCAAAGAAAAGAGCTTTGACTGGTGGACCGGGGAGGAGGGAACGGAGATCACGTCGCGGGACTTCATCGCACAGCTGAATGAGGTGACCACCCCGGAAATTGTCATCGTTATGAACAGCGGCGGCGGGGAAGTTACCGAGGGCTCGGCGATTGCCAACGCAATCCGGGAGAAGCGCAGCGAGGGGAAGAAGATCACCTGCAAAATTCCGGCACTGTGCGCCAGCGCCGCGGTGGACATCGCCTGCGCCTGTGAATCGGTCAGCATTTACCGAAACGCCTACATGATGATTCATGAGGCGAGGACGTTCCTTTGCGACATGTATCGTGCCGTAGAGCTGCGGGGAAGCGCGAACATGCTGGACGCCATGAACGGCGGCGTTGCAGAAAACTATGCGGCAAAGTGCGGGAAAGCCAAGGAAGAGGTCCTGAAGCTGATGGCGGAAACCACATGGTATTCCGGGCAGGAGGCGGTGGACAACGGCTTTGCGGACGAACTGCTGGACGAAGCGGCAGATCCTGTTGAGGTAAAAACAGGGCCGCAGCAGAGGTATGTCATGATGAACGGAGCCGCGGTCGCTGCGGCGGATTTTTCAAAGGCTCCAGCAGTGCTCCAGGAAGCGCTGAAAAATAAGGGCAAAATGGGGAGCGGCAATACGCCGCAGAAAGGAGACCATAGAATGGCGGAGATCAAAAGCATTGCAGACCTGAAAGCGGCGTATCCGGAGCTTTGCGGGCAGATGGAGACCGGCGCGGCGGAGGCCGCCGTCAAGTCGGAACGCGCGCGCATATCGGAATTGGACAAGGTGGCCGACAAAGTACCCGCAGAGATGATGACCGAGGCGAAGTATGGCGAAAAGCCCTGCGACGCGCAGGCGGTTGTGTATCGGGCCGTCACGGAAGGAAAGCTGGTCAATAACGTCGTGCTGGGCCAACTGGCGGCGGATGCGAAGGAGGCAGGAAGCGTTCCGGCGGCTGCAAATGGTGGGCCCGGAGAGGGCGGCCCGCAGACCGCGGAACAGAAGAAAACGGAAGCGGCGGCGCTGGCCGAAAAAGCCAGCAAGGCGAGATAAGGAGGATAGAGAATCATGAGCGAAGCAATGAGTTACGATGCCCTGTTTGCAGGTGAAGTCATTGTCACCGCGCCGGTTCCAACGGCAGCCGGTACCTACGCGCGGGGCGACCTGCTGGAATGCACGGTAACGTCCGGCGTACCGGCGGCGACCTTTCATAAAGCGACGGCGGCCGCCGTGGTGGGAAATATCTACATGATCGCGGCGGAAGCAAAGACCCTGGACACCGCAGGCACCATCGACACCTACGGAGCGGGTTATTACGACATTGCCAAAGTGGGGATTGTCGGTGATGAAACCACAAACAAGCTGGTCCTGCTCTCTCAGGGCGTTGTCCTGAAAGCCTGCCAGACCGGCGAATAAGGGAGGAAATATACAATGGCTGTTGATATCTTTGACCCGATCTATCTGGACGCGGCGGTCGAGAAAGTACCCAATGTTCCGAGCCTGTTCAAAACCACATTCTTCGGAGGCACCCGGGAACGGCTGCTGCCGACCACGGATGTGAAGGTCGATTTTAAGCGCGGCGCCAGAAAGCTGGCCGCCTTTGTAAGTCCTTACGGAAAAGCGCCCGTTGTGCACAAAGCCGGCTATGAGGTTAAAAGCTACGAGACCCCGATTGTCAGCAACAAGGATGTGACTACGATTCAGGACGCGCTGAAGCGTCTGCCCGGGGAGCTGCTGATGAACTCCGGCATCACTCCGGATGAGCGGGCCATGCGAATGCTGATTGAGGCGCTGACCAATCTGGAGGACATGATCCGCCGGCGCGAGGAGTGGATGTGCGTGCAGGCCATGATGACCGGCTTGATTCCGGTCGTTGGAGAAAACGTCAGCTACAACATCAACTTTGATTTCACCAACTCTACCGTTCTGACTCAGAAATGGGACGCGGAGGGCGCCACCTGTAACCCGATTGACGACCTCGACGCCCTGTGCCTGGCGTGCCGGAAGAACGGCTACCGCAATCCGGACGTGTGCATCATGGAGTCCAGCGCCTACAAGGCGTTTGAAAAGCGCTGCCTGGCGCTGGGTCTTCTGGACCAGAAGAACTTCCTAAACCTCGAAGTCAAGCCGTCCGTGGTGGCCGAGGGCGTCACCTTCATGGGGAAACTCCTGAAGCCCAATCTGGAGATTTACACCTATGACGACTGGTATGTGGATGATTGGTCATCCGCCACAGCCACCACAAAGCCGCTGATGCCGAAAGGCAAGATTCTGGTGGGCAGCACCTCCGCGGACTTCCGGATGTACTATGGTGTGCTGGCCGGCGTGAATGACGCGGGGAGCGATTTCACGTTCAAGGAGGGACGCCGCCTTGCGGAGAGCTGGATGGAGCGCGAACCTCCCCAGCGGTTCCTGAAAACATCTTCCCGCCCGCTGCCCTGCCCGACCGAGGTGGACAGCTGGGCTGTGGCCGAAGTTTCCGATACGACGGAAGCGTGAGGCTGAGCGATGGAGATTACTGTGAAGAGCGGACAGATTTTGCATGAGAGCAAGATCTACTATACCGGCGAGACTCTGGAGGTCACGGACGACGCGGGAAAGCTGCTGATTGCCCGCGGCCTTGCAGAGACGGAAAAGGAAGCGGCGGAGCAGGAAAGATCTATGGAGGACATGACGGTCAAGGAACTGGCATCCTACGCGGCGGAGCATGGAATCCAACTGCTAACCGGGTCCAAAAAGAAAGCAGATCTGATCGCCGCCATTCGCGCGGCGGAAAGCGGACAGATTGGAGAAGCCGCAGAGGGCAATTCCGGTGCGGATTCCAACGACGGCCCCGTGACGGAAATGCCGGAGGAATAGAAGGGAGAAATCCGTGAGTTTTCGGAATGATATCGCAAGCGACATCAAAAACATCATGGACACCGACGAGTTCGCGGACACGTTCCAAATAAACGGCGTATCAATCACTGCCATAGAAGACGGAGACGATCTGGTGCGCCGTGTCCAGACAGACTATGGCGGCATGGCCGTTGGGGATCTGCTGCTTCGTGTGGCGGAGGACGAATGGTTGAAGGTTCCAAAAATATCGCATCCTCCGGTGCAGGGTGAAGCGGCGACAGTCGGAAAAAAGCCAGCCGTCATCTTCGCCTGTTCTCGGAGCGAGGGAATGCTGGCCATCATCTTCCAGTACAAGAGGAAGTGATACCGTGAAGATTTATGGAAGTATGGACGGGGAAAGCCTGAAAAAGTTGACAGAGGCTCTGGGGGCCTATCCGAAAGAGTGCGCAAATGGGATTGTGTCGGCAATCAATAAATCCGTGCACTCCGTAAACGTTGCAATGAAGCGGGAGATTTCCAAGAAGTACAACCTTGCACAAAAAGATTTAAGTGGAGGTGGCGCATTCAAAAGCACCGCCTCCAATAACCTGATTCGGGAGAATAAGGCCAGCTATGCAAATCTGAACGCCTCCATCACGGTGCGTGGCGGGATGCTGAATCCCGGAGAGCGCTTTTTAAACACCCCCAAGCAGCCGAAATCGCACAAGGGAAAAACCATGCGGCAGATCCGAAAAATTAAGTACCCCAAGGTGATGATTTTTCGCGGAGCAAAAAAGACCATGCCGGCATTTACGGCCAGAGGGCGCGGAGGCACGATGGGCGTTTTTACGCGGGATGGGGAGAAGCTGAAAATGCAGAAGACCCTGTCTGTGGCGCAGATGGCGTCCAATGAAGACGTATGGAAGAAGACGTCTGAAACCGCACAGAAGGTCTTGACAGAAAAGGCGGAACAGGAGCTGAACTATCGGCTCGGAAAGGTGGGCGGTCAGAAATGACGGCAAGAGATACGCTGGACGCCCTGCAAGCGTATTTAAAAGAAAAGGTGGCGGATCAGATTCTGCTTCAGCGGGAACCGGAGCAGGGGGAGGAATCAGCCCCCAGGGAAAAAGACAGCTATGTGCATCCCACGGTTCCAATCATCCGGCTGCCACACCAGAATTTCAACCCGGCGGGATTTCAGGTGCCGTTTCTGGCGGTCTGCTTTGACAGCGACGATGACGGTGAGGACGAGCACACCATGGATATCCGGTTGGTGGCCGGGGTGTACGGCGGAGGAAACTATGAGGGTGACATAGACCCGGACGGCATCCCCGACAACAAGGGGTATCTGGATTTAATCAATCTCATGGAAAAGGCCAAGCTGGAGCTGCTTTCGGCAGGAATTATCGGCGGTGCCTGCCGGGTATATAAGCCGGTCAGTATGAAGATTTACGACGAGGACACATGGCCGTGCTGGTTTGGAAACGTCACGTTTGCAGTCTCCCTGCCGATCACGCCGGAAATGATCTGAGGAAAGTGAGGAATCAAAATGGACTATAAACACGGAGTTTACGGGGAACATGAAAAGTTTTCCGGGAAGCTCGGAAGCGAAGGGGCCACCATTCCCGTTTATCTGGACACCGCGCCGGTGTGGCAGCTGAACACGATGGGAGCCGCGGGCTTTGATTATACGCCGTATATCGGAAAGCCGATGCTGGTCAAAGGCCTGAAAGTGGCAAAGAGCCTGATGGGTTACTCGGAAGCGCTCGCGTCGTTCGGTCTGTGCGAAGCGGTCTATGTGCATTTCGGTCTGCGGGGGACCGGCCCCATTCTGGCGGTAAATCTGGCGGACCCAAGCAAGCTGGAGACTGCGGAACAGACGGTAACCGTGACGGTATCTGGCGCGGCGGGCGCAAAAACGGGCTATCTGAAGGACCCGCTGGCGGCGATTGAGCACATCGCGGTGACCGGACCGGCGGAGGGAGGATACACGCTGGAGTATGAGGAAGACAGCGTGAAGATCACCGTCACGGACGAGGAGTTCAGCGCGTCCAGCGTGACGCTGACCTATCACCGGGTGGACGTCTCCCAGACGGCCATCACAACCGAGGCCTATCAGGCGGCGGTGGACGGCCTGGACTACTGCGACGTGCAGACGGGGAGGCGCCCAAACCTGCTGGTATCACCCCGGTTCTCCGGTATTCCGGCCTATCACGCGATTCTGCTGGCAAAAGCAGCGGAAAAACTGGGAGGCAAGTGGGAAGCCATTACACTATCTGATATTCCGTCCACCGCGGCGGTAAACACCCGGGTACTCGCCAAAACGTGGAAATCCACGAACAACTACGGAAGCGATCTGGACAAGGTGTTCTGGCCGTGCTGCAAGAGCGAAAGCGTGGTGCTTCACGCCTCCACGGTCGCAGCGGCAGTTTTGGAGGACCTGGACGAGACGGCGGGCGGCGTGCCCTACATCAGCCTTGACAATAAGAACAGCGGCATGGACGGTGTATGCCTGGAATCCGGAGAAGATGTGCTGCTGTGCGAACGGGATGCCAACGATCTCAACGAGGTCGGCATTACGACCTTCAATGTTCTGAATAGTGAGCGCCGGTTCTGGGGCTGCCACATGGCGAATTACGCTTTTGCCAATGAAGAGAATATTGACCCGGAGTATTTGCAGGACACCTCCGTCCGCATGGCCATCTACCTGCGGAATTACCGCAAGGAGCACTATGCGGACAGCGTGGGGAACCCCATGGCGCGGAGGGACATCGATGCGATTCTCGCGTCTATCCAGCAGTGGCTGAACGGGCTGGTGGGAGCCGGAAAGTTGTTGTATGCGAAGGTCTCCTTTGAGGAGACGGAAAACAACAACAGCTCCATGGCGGCGGGTGATTTCGTGTTTACCGTGGCGGACACCTTCACGCCGACGGCTAAGAGCCTGACATTCATCGACCACTATACGGCGGACGGGCTGAATGCTTTGACGGGAGGTGAGAGCTGATGATCGGAAATAAAACCGTCAACTACTCGGTGTATGACCGCACGGACGGCGGGCGTGTATTTTTGCAGGACACCAAGAGCGTGAAACGCCCGGATATCGAATTTCAGAGCGACACCATCAAGGGCCCGGGGATGCTGGGAGAGATTGAGATGCCGACACTGGCCCAGATCAACTCCCTGAGCCATGAAATCAACCTGCGGCGGGAGACAGTGGAGACCGCCGGACTGATGGAGCCGAAGATCCACGAAATGGAAATTGACTGGACCACGGACGCAATGGACGCCGAGAACAAAAAGCTGGTGTCGGTAGCCAATAAGGAGATCATTCGGTACCTGCCGAAGAAGTTCAGCGCTGGAAATCTGGAGGGGGGAACCTCCGAGGACGGAACGCTGAGCGTGGAAGATCTTTACTACAAGCGGATTCAGGACGGAGACGTCCTGTACGAGATCGACAAGCTCAACAACGTCTGCATCATCAACGGTACGGACTACGCCGCGGACATTCGCAATAACACCTAAATAGAATGCCGGACGGGTGATTTTTCATCCGTCCGGCCTGATTTTAAGGAGGATATCATGAACGAAAAAAATCAGACGATGGAAGAGATTCTGAGAGAAGCCGGGGTCACCATGCCGGAGGGGGACATGTTCCTGTCGGAGCCCTTCAAGCTGGACGGGGAAGCTGCGGAAAAGCTGCACTATAACTTTTCCACAATAACCGGGCGGGATGCCATGCGCATCACGGCAAAACTGAAGCAGGACGGGCTGCTCGGAGGCGGCGATCAGCAGAATGACAGCAACTACCAGGCGGCGGTGTTCGCGGCGGCCTGCGGGATGGAGCTTGCGGATCTCTACCGCCTTCCGATTGCGGACGTAAATCAGGCGGGAAAGTATGCGCAGCTTTTTTTTGCACTGAGGGCGTCGCAAATCTCAGCGCGGGAGAAATCCGAAAAATCTGCGTCCTGATTTCCATGCGGTCCTCTACATCCTATGTGGAGGCCATGAGCTTGCCGTTAGGTGAGCTGTTTCAAGTGGAGCAGGATCTTGCTGAGTTTCTTCCAAAGCGGGAGGAGTAGAAAATGAGCAGTCCGAAAACGCTGAGTACCATCATCAGACTGATGGGGAAGGTCGATCCGTCTGTATCGAAAGCCATGAATGAGGCGCAGGCGCTGGCGGGAAAAACATCGACCAATATCGGCAAGTATTTTCTCGCGGCGGGGGCGGCGGTCACGACGGCGGCGACTGCCGCTGCCGTCAAGGCAACAAAAGCATTTGACGCCTACGAAGTGACGGTGGACAAAGTTGGCACCATCGCGGATACATCAGCGGTGCCTCTCAGCAGCATTTCAGACGCTGTACTAAAGCTGTCTGACCAGACGGGAAAAGCAGCCGGAGATTTAAACGAAACGGTCTATCAGGCGATCTCAGCCGGCACCAAAACGGCAAACGCAGTGGACACGGTAGGGCAATCAATCAAGCTGGCAAAGGGCGGCTTTACGGATGCCACAACAGCTGTGGATACCCTGACCACCGTTATGAACGCCTACAATCTGTCGGCAGACAAGACGACGAAAGTCAGCGACATCCTGGTTACGACGCAGAATCTCGGCAAGACCACGGTCGCAGAGCTTGCGGCGAATCTCGGCAATGTGATACCGGTCGCGGCGGCCTACGATGTGCAGATGGACAATCTCTCCGCAGACCTTGCCATTATGACGCAGAACGGCATTGACACGGCGAACGCCGTTACATACACCAAGTCCATGCTCAACGAACTGGCGGATACCGGAAGCACGGTCAGCAAGATCCTGAAAAGTAAGACAGGAAAGAGCTTTACGGAGCTGACGGAGAGCGGATACTCCATGGGCGACGTGATCAAGGTCCTGAAAGACAGCGTCAACGGAAACTCGACGGCATTTTCCAATCTGTGGGGGAATGTCCGCTCCGGCGTCGGCGCCCTGACGCTGATGAATGCCGGGACGGAGAAGTACAACACGGTCCTGGAGGCTATGCGGAACTCCACAGGTGCAACGGAAAAAGCCTATGAGACCATGGAGGACAATGCTTCCACACGTATTGAGAAGCTGAAAAACAAGCTCTCCAATATGGCCATCAAGGCCGGAGAAGACCTGTCCCCGGTAATAGATATGCTGCTGGACAAGCTGGAGCAGGTGGACGTGGATGCGGTCATGGACAAGGTGGAGGCGGCAATCACATGGATCATCAACAATGGGCCGACGGTCGTTACAATTGCTGGTGAAATTGCGGCAGGCATGGCGGGATGGAAAATTGGATTGACCATTGCAAATGTAGCCCATGCAATCGGAAAGGCCCAGAAAGCAGAAGAAGGTCTGACAGCCGTGCAGGCGGCGCTGAATATCGTCATGAATGCGAACCCCGTCGGAGCAATTGTCCTTGCAATTACAGGACTGGTTGCTATCTCAACGATTTTGTATAAAAAATGGGATGCGTTCCGAAACCTGATCGACTGGATTTGGGACAAACTGAAAAAAATCGGGTCCGGGTTTCTTTCAGGCGGACTGCCGGGCATCGTTTCCGCTCTGACCGGCGGAGGGAAGACGGACGTAACCGTCAAGACGAAAGCAAGCGGCGCCGTGGAAAAGTTTGCAAACGGCGGAAGCGTATACACGCCCCGGATTGCTGTGGTAGGCGACGCGCCGGAGACCATTGTGCCGCATGGGAACACGCCGCGGAACCGGGCACTGCTCCAGGAGGCTGCAGCCCACGTGGGCGGGACCGGGAATGCGCCGGGAAGAGCAATTCATTTCACCTATGCGCCGGTCATTCAGAATGGAACTGCTGAAGACGTGAAAAAAGCGGTTAGAGACGGTTACGAAGAGTTCAAGGGGTTTGTGCGACAATATGAAGCGGAGCAGGAGGCGGTGACGTTTGGCTGAATTCTACCAAAAGAAATACGTGACTTCACAGGGGGAGCGGTGGGATACCATCGCTCTCGCGCTTTATGGGAACGCGCTGAAAGTTGCACCGCTGGCAGAGGCAAATCCGAGGTACCGGAATGTCGTGGCTTTCCCCGCAGGGTGCGAGCTGACGGTTCCGATTCTGGAAGAGAGCGCGGTGGAGAGTCTGCCGCCGTGGAAACGATGAGGAGGGATGAGTCGTGGGCGTTGGTGCATTTGGAGATCATGAATTCGGCGCGTCGGAAAGCTGCATCCGGATTCCAAACGATTTTGAGTTTTCCGAGAGTCTGAATTTTGAGATGCAGAGCCGAACCGGGAAAAAGCCGGCGACTTATGTCAAAGGGCAGGGGGAGATGACGTTCCCCATGACCATTCATCTGGACGCGCGGATGCTGGATACCGATCTCGCCTCGGAGATCGGCTGGTGGCTCAAAGCCATGCGCCAGCAGACAAAGGGAAAACTGTATCTGTTCGGGCACTACTGGGGAACCAACAGTTTCATTGTGACCTTGGTCCATCCCGCCAATACCAAAACGGCGGGAAAAACCATGCTGTCCTGCGACCTTGAAATCAAGCTGACGGAATGGGTGGCAGAGGGCAGCGCGGAGAAAAACAGCGTCAGCGCTGCGGCCACGGACACAAAATATTCCAGCGGCACCACGCAGAATAAAGCAAACGATGTGAAAAATTCGGGATCTGCGGACACGGGAGGAACGGCCAGTTCCAACACGGAGGAGCAGATTGCAAAAGCAAGCGGAAAAGCTGTTACCATCCATGTAGCGGCCACGAAAAAAACAGGGCCACTGACGGTAACGGCAAAAGGAACGCGCTACGGCGGTGGTGGCGGCCGAGGCGGAGGACGCAATATCTATACAGGGATGGTTCTATATCCGAGCATGGTGAAGACCGTGGAGAGTGGAGACGCAATCACCGTGACGTGGGACAGCAGCAAAACCTATTGGGTGAAAATTTACACCGTCAGCGGCGAAATGAGGCTGGCATATGGGAACAAGGGAAAGCTTGGACCCATTCAAATTACTCAGAACGTGGCCATCGAGGCGTGCTGGAGATGAACGATGAAATTTACAATCAATACAGGAGACGACATTGACTGGGAGGCAGAAGCGAAAGAGCAATTAAAAAATGACGTTCTAAATATTTTGAAAACCCGAAGGGGAGAAGTCCCGTTTATGCCGGGACTGGGACTGGACGGAAAATATATCGGAAGACCGGTCTCAGAGATTGGCCCCGCGCTGCGCAACGATATCACGGAACAGCTTGAAAAGTGGATGCCGGAGGTTGAAATTGAGAGCATCTCAATTGCGGCCGATGCAAAGGGCGATCTGAATGTGGAAATTGAGGTGAATGGTACATGAGCCTGTTTGTAGAAACAGACGTCGAAGAGACAGTCAAGGAACTGCTCAGCGATTTTGAAGCGGAAACCGGGACCGTGCTCGCCGCCAGCGACCAGCGGAGAATCTTTCTGATGGGATTCGCCTATGCGCTGGCGGTATTTCGGAACGATCTGGAGGAGACCGGAAAGCTCAATCTGCTGCGGTACTCCTCCGGTGAGGCATTGGACGCCATGGGGGAGTTGATGGGTGTGAGCAGAAGTGGCAAGGCAGGAGCGAAGTGTAAGCTGCAATTTACGCTGTCGGCGGTGCAGGCCAGCGCGGTATATATCCCGGCCGGGACCCGGGCGACGCCGGACGGGAAACTGTTTTTCGCCACGGATGAAGCGTTGGTGATCGCGGCGGGGGAACAGACCGGGACTGTTGAAGTGACCTGCACCATGGAGGGAGAAGCGGGGAATGGCTATGTACCCGGGCAGATTGACACGCTGGTGGATGGCGTGACCTACGTAAGCTCTGTGACCAATATAACGGAATCCTCCGGGGGAACGGACGAAGAGGAGGACGACGCTCTGCGGGAGCGTATTCGGGAGGCCCCATTCAGCTTTTCGACCTGCGGACCCACGGGTGCCTATGAATATTGGGCGAGGTCGGCGTCTTCGGACGTTGGGGATGTGGCGGTAGACAGCCCCGGCCCCGGGACCGTGCGCATTGCGGTGATTAAATCAGGGGGTGTAATTCCGAAATCAACGGACGCGGTATTGACAGCGGTGTCTGAAGCATGTTCCGCGGCAGATCGGAGACCTTTGACAGACAACGTCTCCGTGGTACCGGCCACGGCGGTGGCAACCTCCATAGCTCTGACCTACTATGTGTCGAAGGACGACATCGGGCAGCTGAGTGCCATTCAAGAAGCGGTATCTGCCGCCGTGGAAGAATACAAAGCGTGGCAGACAACTTCCATCGGGAAAGACATCAATCCGGACAGGCTGCACAAGATGGTCATGGACGCGGGCGCGTCCCGCTGCACGATCACCGCGCCGGTCTACACGGAAGTGACGTCTCCGGACGTGGCCCAGTTCACGGCGGCAGCGGATAGTCTTACATTCGGGGGAATGAGCGAATGAGCGGCGGAGTCGTGATGGGCGTGATCTCCGCAGTTAGCGGAAGCGAGGCGGAGGTAAGCTGCCCGGAGTTGGGCGGCAGCGTGACCGCAGCACTCCCGCTGCTCAGCCCGAACCATGACCGGTATGTGATTGATTCCCACGGCGTGGAATGCCCGGTACAGGAGCGGTATCACACCGGCCAGTGGGTCATTGTGGCGGTGTGCGGAGAGGATATCAACAAAGGCGTGGTGATTACATGAACCTGATTTACAACGGCACAGACATCACCGAAAGAGTCAGCCTGACAAGCGGAAAGCTCACGGACAGCGGCGGCGGGCAGGCGGACATGGCGACGCTTTCTTTTTCGGACACAGGTCGGCTATGGAGCGGATGGAACCCATCCAGAAATGACACTCTGGAAGTGAAGACGGGAAAGTTTTCCACGGGGAAGCTGTTTGTCCACACCGTGGATTATCCGGACGGAGCTTGCACCATGCGGGCCGTTTCGGTACCCAGGGACGCATACAAACCCAGAGATAAAATCTGGAGAAGTATTTCGCTGCTGGAAGTGGCCGGAGATGTGGCGGGCCGGTGCGGTCTGACGCTGAAGACTTATGAGGTAACGGACCGCAAGTACAAAGCCTTGACACAGCAAAACACAGCGGACCTCGCGTTTCTCATGTGGCTATGCCTGCGGGAGAGCATCGCGGTAAAAGTCTGCGACGGGAAGCTGGTGCTGTTCGATGAACTGGCGTTTGAGCAGAAAACCCCGCAGGTCACCATTGAGCGCAGTGACGTAGAGGACGGGGCCACGTTCCGGACGGGGACGTCGCTGGCCGGGTACACCGTACAGGGGGCCACGTTCGGAGTGGGGGCGTTCACCGGGACGGCGGAGGACGAAAACGGGACCGGAGCCAAGACGGTGAGTGATACGGTATGGACGCAGGGTGAAGCGCAGAGGTTCGCGCGGGGGTACCTGCGGGCAGCTAATAAGCATTTCAAGACGGCGGAGATCCCGATGCGGTCGTTGACGGAAGTGGCCGGGGGAAGCACCGTGGCGCTGTCCGGGTTTGGGACCGTGAACGACGGGAATTGGTATGTCGAGACCGTCACACATGATCTGAAGCACAACGAGAGCGCGCTGCATCTGCGGCGTGCTCTCGGCTATTAGGGGGTGGGATTGTGAATGCATCGGAAATCCAACTGACAAATCTGCTTCCGGTATGGATGCAGGACGACACCACGGCGGCGGGGCTGGCCTACGCAGTTGAAAAGCAACTCAAAGCTGTTGCGGCGGAGATCTCGCTTGTGGGCGTCTACGCCCGCATTCCGACCATGGGGGAGTCCCTGCTGGACGAATTGGCCTGGGGTCTGAATATCCCGGAATACCGAGGCGATTACGAACTTGACGTGAAGCGCCGGCTGGTGCAGACAGCCATCCAGACACACCGCCTGCGCGGCACAAAAGCGGCGGTTGAAAAGGTGGTAACGGAGATCTTTGGAGACGGGTGGGTGGAGGAGTGGTTTGAGTATGACGGCGACGCCTACAAATTCAAGATCCACACTTCCAATATCGGAGCCGTGGATGCGGATGCCGCAGCCTTTGACCATGCCGTGGAGAACACCAAAAACCTGCGCAGTGTTTTGGAAGAAATCGTAATTGAAGCCTCCGGCCAGCTGGTGCTGTATGCGGCAGCGGTGATGCGTGTGCAGGAGAGCATCTACATAAATTGAGGAAAGGGGAGAGCTATGGCATCTTTTCCAACAATGACCGTCACCAACGCGGGGCAGGCGGCACTGACAAAGGGACTGAACGGGCAGGAATTATCGTTCCCGAAGATCGTGCTGGGGGACGGAGAATTAAACGGACAGTCAATTTCTACCCTGACAGCGATGATTCGTCAAAAAGCATATTGCGATGTCACGCGGAAGGCCGTCACGGGCGGGGCCTATCAGGTAGGAGGGCTGCTGCTTCCAGCGAATATCACGTCCGGGTTTTACTGGCGGGAAATCGGCCTGATCGTGACGGACCCGGACACCGGAGCTGAAGTCTTGTATGCCTACGCAAATGCCGGCACGGCCACGGACTACATCGACCCTAACGCTACCGACAGTCGGTTTGAGAAAAACATCTATGTTAACACCAAAATTTCATCCGCGTCCAGCGTGACGATCTCTATCCCGAGCTCGGATACCTACGCTCTGGCAGATATGAGCAATATCAATCTGGAGTTGGCTTTGAAGGTGTTTGCCGCCGCTGTCCACGCGGCCAACCACGCCACCGGCGGCAGTGACCCACTAACCCCGGCGCAGATCGGGGCGGCCGCCACCGAGACGCTGACGGCCACAATCTCCACGGGATGGTCTTCCAGCGGGGGCTATTACTACAAGCAGGTATCTGTCCCGGGGATGCTGGCGACGGACAACCCCATCGCGGACATCCTGCCGGGGAGCGACAACGCCGCCAACAAGCTGTATGCCGAGGCGTGGGGCAAGGTACTGCGTATCGACACGCTGGACGGGGCGGTCAAGCTCTGGTGCACGGCAGCGCCCACCACGGCGTTTCCGGCGCAGTTTAAGGTGGTGCGGTGATGGGAAAAGCACTAGTGAGCCGCAGGGGCGGGAACACCTCGGATGCCACAGCGACGGCGGTGGATATCCGCTCAGGGAAAACGGCGTATGCCGCCGGTGAAAAAATTACTGGGACTGCAATAATTTTTGAGCGTGTCGCAAGCACTAAACTCTACGGGAATAATATTAGCTCTCTTACGGGAAGCAGTCATATTAACGCCAGTTTAAACGGATCTGCCATTTATCTAACAATCGTTGACCGGAACGGAAACACGGCCTCTGGGACGGTATACCTTAAATAACATAAAGGAGGCACAGTCCATGAATCACAAACATAAGTCCGTGTACGTGTACACACACACACACACACACACACACACACACACACAATTGATTTTGTCTACCTGTGGCGGACTGCCGGAGGGCGGTGCGAGCAATGGGTAAGTGCATTCTGGCAGGGCATCCGCCGGTGGGCGGGCAGATCGGGTACGGAACGTACACGGGAGACGGGGCGGCGAGCCGGACAATCTCACTGGGCGTCACGCCTAAATGGGTGCTGGTACTTATGTGGGGTTCAACTACAATTAATGCAGATAATCACATGTTTGGCGGGTTGGCAACTTTTAATAGCCCGGCAACAAATGTTGGTGGACTTATTATCTCCATTAAAATTGTTAGCGGCGGATTTTATATCCAAAACGACGATAGCCGTGCCTACACAAACTTTTTCGGCTACAAATATAACTACATCTACGGCACCTGACCGCCGTACCCCGGCAAGGGGGCGCGCCTGATGGGAAAGTGTATCATCGTGCGGCGGACTACTGTGACAAATATCGTTTCAGGCGTTATAGCTGGCACATTTACAGGCAATGGGGCAGCATCCATTACAGTTTCGGCGCTGGCTGGGAAGACAAACGTAGCAATAATCGCGAGCAATGGAGGTTATATCTCTGGCGGAAACTACGGCGTAATTGCTGCCGGCATGAAAAGGCCCGGCATATCGGTTGTCACGGCCCCAGTGAGCAGCCAAGCCTTTACCGGGAACAGCCTATCTTTATCAAATGGAGTTCTGTCTTGCTCGTTAGATTCTGTCCGCTTTGTCAGCGGAGTTACTTACTATTATGTTGCATGGTAAAGGAGGCAAGCCTATGTACATTACAACAGGAACAACAAAACACTACGCCGTGATCGGGCAATCCATCAGCCCCGGCGAGGTGCGCTACACCTTGCAAGAGGCCCCGGCGGAGCTGGGGGCTACGGTCAAGCTCTTCGCCGACGATGATACGCAGATGCGGGAGGACACCGTTGCGGATTATCCGTATCCGCACATTGACGGAAACACGGTCATACTGAGCAACACGCCGGAACCGGTGCCGGTGGAGCCGTCTCTGGCGGAGGTACAGGCCGCGAAGCTGACGGAGGTCAACACTGCCTGCACGTCTGCCATTGAGGCCGGGTGTGATGTGACGCTCTCGGACGGTACGGAGGGGCATATCAGCCTGACCATCCCCGACCAGATCAACCTATCCACGGCGCAGGAGGCCGTCAAAGCGGGCGGGACCGGCTACGCCTACCATCTGGACGGGGCGCTGTGCGAAGTCTACCCGGCGGCGGACATCGCCATCATGGCGACGGCGGCGACCGCGCACGTCCTGTATCACCAGACCTATTGCAACCACGTCCGGGTATGGGTGAAGTGCTGCGAGACGGCGGCGGAGGTGGAGGCCATCATTTACGGCGCAGCGCTGCGGGACGATCTGGCGCAGCACATGGCCACCATCCTTGCGGCGGCAGGAGGCAGCAATGCGTAAAGCTGGGGACGCGATTTTGAGCGGGCTGCTGGGCTGCTTCGTTGGGGTTACATACTTTCTCATGGAAGTGGCGTGGAAGACCGCACACGGCCACCCCGAGGGCGTCAGCTGGACCATGCTTGTGCTGGCGCTGCTGCTGGGCATTCTCATGGAGCGCATGGGGGCAGAACTGCCGTGGCGGTGTCCGATTTGGACACAGGCGCTCTTGTGCGGCGCGGCCATCACGGCGGCGGAGTTCGTGGCCGGTTGCGTCCTGAATCTCTGGCTGGGCTGGGGCGTGTGGGACTACTCCCACCTGTCCGGCAATGTGCTGGGGCAGATCTGTCCGCAGTTCGCGGCCCTCTGGTGCCTCGTCAGCGGGCCGGTGATCGTGTTGCTGGACTGGATACGGTACAAAGTCCGGGGCGGCGAGAGGCCGCGATATTACTGGAGTATTAAAATGCCCGTCGTAGCGGGTACATAAGAAAGGAAAGCGATTATGAACAGCAATGCTTTGACCAATGTGAAAGCGGGAATTACAGCAATTCTGGCGGCGCTGACGGCGTTCTGGGGGTGGTTCGGCTGGCTGGTTCTGGTCTGGGTGGGCATGATGCTGCTGGACTGGCTGGTCGGCAGCGCTGCGGCGGCGAAACAGGGGAAATGGAGCAGCGAAAAGCTGCGGGCCGGTGCGTGGCACAAGGGCGGCGAAGTGGTAATCGTGATCGTTGCGCTGGTGGCCGACTGGCTGATTGGCCTGATTGTTGCCAATATCCCCGGTATCACGCTTCCGTTTCAGTACACGGTGCTGCTGGCCCCTTTGGTAATTGTGTGGTACATCATCGGGGAGCTGGGCAGTCTTGCGGAACACGCCGTGACGTTCGGCGCGCCGGTGCCTGAATGGCTGGTGTCCGCGCTGGAGGCCGGGAAAAAAGCGGTGGACAGCGCGGGGGACAAGCTGACCGGATCGGAGGAAGGGGACGGCCAAGGTGACAAATGATGAAAAGCGGGCGAACGTCCTTAAATGGGCGGAGTCTCAGCTGGGCGTGATCGAGTGGCCCACCGGTTTCAACAAGGTCAAGTATAACGACTGGTACTACGGCAAGACCGGCTGCAACTACGCTTGGTGCATGACATGGGTGCAGTGGGTATTTGCCCGAGCCAATCTGCCGCTGCCGGTGAAGACGGCCAGTTGTACCACCCTTGCAACTTACGCAAAGCAGCATGGCCAGTGGGTGACGAGCGGCTTTAAACCGGGCGACATCCTGTTCATGCATTGGGGAAAGGACAAGAACGTGACCGAACACGTCGGCATCGTGAAAGCGGTCAAAAGCGGTTGTGTTGTGACCTATGAGGGCAACACGTCCCTTGCGTCTCAGGCCAACGGTGGGTGCGTCATGGAGCGAAACCGGGCGTATTCAAATATTACCGGGGCATACAGGCCCTGGTATAACGCGTAAAGACCGTCCGGGGATTTCCCCGGACGGGATTTTTTGCCTAATTAAACGCATAAGGAATAAACGTAACAATACGACTTACAGATTGATAATAACAGCAGGAAAATGCATCTAATTGTCCTAAGCTATCTTTGAAAAAAGCAATCAGATTCTTGCAACATTTTCAATAATGGACTATACTATAATATAGAAATATAAAAGCAGGAAAATTGGAATGAGATTTGAAAGGAGTGGCGAAGGTGGAGCGTATAACTGAAGTTGCAAAATTCTTTTTGCAGAAAGAAAAAATGACACATAAAAAGCTTCAAAAAATTTGTTATTACGCGCAGGCATGGTTCTTAGCAAATCACGGAGAACCTCTAACGCCTGACCACTTTGAAGCATGGGTGCATGGACCGGTTTCGCCCGTACTCTATGCCAAGTATCGGGAATGGGGATGGGAACCAATTTCTATTCCAGAAGACAACCAACCGTATTTCGAAAATCCGAGAATTGCAGATTATTTGGAACTGGTTTATAAAACTTATGGAAAATATTCTGGGGATGAACTGGAAACATTTACGCACAATGAAGAACCTTGGAAAAAAGCGCGGAATGGGTACTCTCCTTCTGACTATTGCCGAAATACTATTTCAACAGTGTCTATGAAAGACTATTATAAAAAAAGGTTGACCCCCAAAGGGGATAAGAAGTAAATGAAAGTTGAAGACGGACTAGTTCAGATACCTCCGATTAATTTAGTTGTTATTATCGTAATTAGCATAACGTTCGGATTTGCAATTGCGTCTTTCATGAGAATTAAGGCTAAGGCGCGGATATGGTCACTCGATACATTCGTCATGCTACTTTCTCTTGTAATATTAGTTGCTTCATTTGTTCTTCAGGCAGTAGGAAAGCTGGAGGCTTTTGGAGCTGCATCTATATCTACTTTTTCAAGTATCATTTTTTCCTGGTTGTTAACCAAAGCGTCTAATAAGAGTGACTTTAAGCTACAAGAGCAAGCACTGGCAAAAAAATCGTATCGACATATAAACTACATTGAAAGCGCTGCGCGAACAGCTGAAAAAACAATTAATCAATACATTTCGGGACCAGAAGAAGAAGTCGATGCTAAAACTAAACTAATTTTGAGCCGTGCTATGGATGACATTGGCTACATTAGCGGAGGAATAAGCACTTGTAAAATGGACTGGTTTGATTTACTATCTGAAGAAGATCAGCAGAAAACAACTGAAGGCTATGAGCCAGATCAAGTAGTGAATACGGACTCTATTAATCTAAATCAGGAGGATGCGTGA